CTGGGTTTTCCTATTCAACATTGACTGCTGGAAGTAATATCACAATTACAAATTCTTCTGGTGGTATCACTATCGCATCAACTGGTGGCGGTGGTGGTGCATCATCCCCTATTCCTAAATTACAATCTTGGTCAATTGGAGCAATGTAAATGGCACAGAACACAAACCCTATTTTTCCGCTAATTCCTGTTAACTCTTGGGTTAGTGGAGCAGCGGCTAATGCGGCAACTCCTGGCGTAACAGCCAACACAACTAAAGACCTGACTAGCGGCACAATCTACGGCCCGATTGAAACGGCGGGTGCGGTGGAAGGCTCACGACTTGATTTCATCAAGGTTAGGGCGCTTGGCACTAACGTGCAAACTGTTATACGTATTTGGTTGAACAATGGTTCTGCAACAGGTACTGCGGCTAACAACACTTTGTATCTTGAGCGCACCTTGTCTGCAACAACTGTTTCTGAAACAGCAGAACAGCCCGACATTATTTTGCCTTTGAACATTAGTTTGGCGGCGGGTTACCGTGTGTACGCTACGTTTGGTACGGCTGTAGCGGCAGGTTTCCACTTGACTGCTGTTGGCGGGGATTACTAATGTTTACGGGGTTCGCATCCGAGAACACACCTGCAATTCGGGTGTGGGATTTTTTTGTTCCATCTGCTTCAGCATCTGCAATTAACTCTATTTCGCTTACTGATGATTGCGCCCCAATTCAACTATTTAGGACAGGGGCAACAACAACTGACATAAATGTATTTTTCCCTTCTAGTCCAATTGAAGGAAAAACAATAACAATTGTTAATCAAAACTACGGCGATAATGCTCAAAAAATAAATATAAAAACACCAGATGCTTCTGGTTCTGGTAGCCAGTTTAATACCTATATTGTTGGGCAAGGTGGCTATTCTATTTTTGTTTATTCTAAACAATGTATTTCAAAAGGGGCTACTGCTGGTTTCCAAAGCGATACTGGCTGGCTATGTTTAACACAATCATCTAGAGCCGCATCTAATTATGAGGGCGTTTTAGTTGGTGGTTCTGGCAATAATGCTCGCGGGCCTATTGCATCGGTAGTGGGTGGACAACTTAATAACGCTACGGGTCAAGAAAGTGGCGTATTTGCAGGTAATAGCGGAACGTCAAGCGGGACTTGTTCTTTTGTAGGCGGCGGTACAACTAATACCGCAAGCGTTACAAATGCTGCAATTGTTGGTGGCTCTGGCAACATAGCAAACAATCTTCGTGCTTTTGTGGGTGGTGGTCAAAGCAACACAGCAAGCAGTTCAAATGCTGCTGTTGTTGGTGGTTCAAGCAACACAGCAAGCGGTCAAAACTCTATTGTTGCGGGATCAAGTGGAAGTCAATCAACCAATAGCGGAAGTGCTGTTTTAGGTGGAACCAATCATCTTTCTAATGGTACTAATTCATCAGTTATTTGCGGACAGTTAGGAACTGCAAGACTTATTGCTGCAAATTTAGTTTTATCGGCAAATATCCCTGTTACTGGTAATGTTGGAGTATCACAAGCAGCCAACTTAATTCTTGCTCGCGAAACAACAGACGCAACAGCAACAAGGCTAACAAGCAACTCATCTGCCGCATCTACAACCAACCAAGTAATCCTACCCAACAACAGCGCCTACTACGTCAAGGGTAGCGTTATTGCCACGGTAACTGGCGGCGGCAACACAAAGTCTTGGGATTTTATTGCGACCATTAAACGTGGTGCAAATGCTGCTGCTACTTTTATTGTTGGCGCTGTTACTTTAAACGTGCAAGCCGCTGACGCAGGGGCGGCTACATGGGTTGTTGCAATCACAGCCGACACAACCAACGGTGGCCTTGCTGTTACGGTAACTGGACAGGCAGCAACAACAATTCGATGGGTTGCAAAACTTGAATCAACTGAGGTGACATACTAATGGCTATTCAATTTGACAACACAAATACGGGTGTAGTTACGCTGCGTCCGGGAACAGCCTCAGATGCCATAATTCTTGGTGGTTCAGGTAACACCGCTAGTAATACAAGCGCTGCTACTGCTGGTGGTATAAACACTACAGCATCAGGTCAAAATTCTTTTGTTGGTGGGGGCAATAACTGCACAGCAAACTCTAACCAATCTGCTGTTTTAGGTGGGTCATCTTGTATAGCGGGGGCTTCATTAGCTGCTGTTATAGGTGGTACAAGCAACACAGCAAGCGGAAACAGCTCTGCTGTTATTGGAGGAGGAACCAACACAGCAAGTGGTAATAGTTCTTTTGTGGGTGGTGGTTCGGGTAATTTGGCAAACCAAAGTTTTTCTGCTGTTGTTGGCGGAGGTTCCAATCAAGCAATTGCACAGTTAAGTTCAGTTTTTGGCGGCGCTAATGGTTCTACTAGAAGCATACAAGGATATACGGTTTTCCCTGCAAGTGATGGCCCAGTTGATGGCCAAGTAGGCAAACAGCAACTTTCAACATTGTTACTTGGGCGGCAAACCACAGACGCAACTGCAACAGTTTTACGAAGCAACACTTCTGCCGCAGCCACAACCAACCAAGTCATCCTCCCAAACAACAGCGCCTATACATTCCAAGGCACTTGCATCGCCAACGTCACGGCTGGCGGTACTACATCTGGTTGGAAGTTTGAAGGCGTAATCAAGCGGGGCGCTAACGCTGCATCCACAACTCTGGTTGCGGCTGTTACACCAACTGTCATTGCTCAAGACGCAGGGGCTTCTACATGGGTATTGGCAATAACTGCTGACACCACCAACGGCGGCATCGCTGTGACTGTTACTGGCGCAGCGGCAACTACAATCCGATGGGTAGTAAAAATCGAAACAACTGAAGTCACTTTTTAAAGGAAACATCATGGCTCTGAAAATCTCTATCCCCACAAGCAACGTAGGCGTTCCATTCACAGACGCTTATGCCCGTATCACGAACATCTTTGGCAACAAAGACCAAGTGCAATACCAAGTGTCTGTGTCTGCCAATGCTGATGCAAGGCAAGCAAATGCTCAAGAAGTGGCACAACACGCCTTCTATTGCCCAACTCCACAGGGAAACCTGATGGATGGTCTATATGCTGATCTTAAACAGCAAGTAGGCTTTGAAGACGCTGAAGACTGTTAACAAAATAGGATAAGACATGACAAGAAAACTCAAGATAGCAGTTTCTGCAATTAGTAAAAATGAATCACAATTTGTAAAGCGATTTTGTGATTCGGCAAAAGATGCAGATTTAATCTTAATTGCGGATACAGGCTCATCTGATGACACTATCCAACAAGCAATGAATTGTGGCGCACTTGTCTATGACATTTGCATCAGCCCTTGGCGGTTTGATTTAGCAAGAAATGCCGCTATTGCATTGCTTCCAAGAGATATTGATATTGTTATCAGCCTTGATTTAGATGAAGTACTAGAACCAAACTGGCGTAAAGAAATTGAGCGCGTTTGGATTGATGGAACAACCAGACTTCGCTACAAATTTGATTGGGGTTGCGGAATCTCTTTCTTTTACGAAAAGATATTTTCCCGTCATGGTTACAGATTCCATCACGCAGTCCATGAGTATCCCCGACCTGATGGTCGCATACAGGAAATATATGCACACACCGATATGCTGTTAGTTAGGCATCTGCCCGACAACACCAAATCCCGTGGTCAATATATGCCGCTACTTGAACTGGCGGTCAAGGAAGACCCTTTCTGCCCTCGCAATGCGTTTTATTTTGCTAGGGAGTTAACCTTCTATTCACGTTGGGAAGAAGCGATTGTGGCGCTTCATAAGTACCTTGCAATGCCCGAAGCCGTTTGGAATACCGAAAGAAGTTATGCAATGCGACTTTTAGGTAAATCCTATGAGAACCTGAAAAACAATCACGATGCTTTTAAGTGGTATCAAATGGCAACAATTGAATGTCCAACCAGCCGTGAGCCGTGGGTGGATTTGTCGGTGTTTGCCTATATGCAAATGGATTGGGAATTGAGTTATTACACGGCTAAAAAGGCTTTGTCAATTAAAGATAAAGCCTTGGTTTACACAATGGACCCAAGTGCATGGGAGGAAAAACCCTATATGTACGCATCCATTGCCGCTTGGCATCTTGGAAAACTTGAAGAAGCAAGACAACTTAACGAAGAAGCCTTAAAATTCTCACCAGAAAATCCCCTTCTTTTATCTAACCGTGAAGCAATGAAAAATGCCTGAAATATCAACAACTGATGCCAGACTTAGTACGCATGAAGAAGTATGCGCCCTTCGTTATGAGCAAATTAATGCCCGTTTAAAACGGTTAGAAGGCATCCTAATTAAAGCCTGTGGCACTATGCTTGTGGCTATGGCTGGCGTGGTTTATTCCTCTGTGATGCACTTGAAATAATGTCTAGGAGTTAAAAATTGACCCGCTTACCGCTTTTGCAATGGCAAATGCTGCCTTTAAAGGCGTTAAGGCATTGGTATCAGCAGGGCGGGAAATTGAGGATGTTGTTGGTCAATTAGGCAAATGGTACACAGCCGCTGCTAACTTTTACGTTGGCGCAAATCAAAAGAAAAAGCCTAAGTTATTTGGCAAATCCCAAACAGGGATGTCGGTCGAAGAAGAAGCAATGCAAATTGCTGTTGCTCGCGAGACAATGCGAAAACAGGATATGCAATTGCAGAGCATGATAAAGATGCGCTACGGCATGGATGTGTACAAGCAGATGATGGATTTGCGGATTAAGTTACAAAAAGAAAGATTAAAAGAAGAAGAAAATTTGCGAAAAGCAAAGATGAAATTTCACAATGATTTGTGGTTTGCAACCAGTGGAATTATTGTTGTGTTAATTTTCTTTTTATTTCTGTGGAACATAATGACTTACACGGGGAAAAAATGAGTGAGGATAAAACAAACGATATATTGAGCAAAGTTTTATCCTATGTGGATAGCCCGTTCAAACTGTTTGCGCTGATACTCATGGCGGTGTTTGCTTTTTCTGGGTACTTTGTCTGGCAGAACCAGGCGTTTTTGTTTGAAGCGTACAAAGAGAATAAGAAACTGCCAACAATCGTTGAAGACCGAGCCGAGGATGTCGCGGCCCATCTGTTTAAGAATTCGGATGCAGCAATTGTCGCCATTTTCAAAGTCAACCCTTTATTTGGCACAAGGGTGCTGTTTCGAGCATATACCCGTGAAGGCAGAGACAGAACCCATGAAGGTTTAGATGTTGGCCTTTTTACTCAGAGTTCTGCCAACAACCGTGATGTGGTTGCATTGATGGCCAATGAAATACCCTGTAGCGAATATGCGGTGGCTCAAAGTGAAATTGGGCTTTGGTACATTGAAAAAGGCGTAACCTTTGGATGCCGAGTTAGTGTGCCGCCAGAGCAAGGGCGCTTTGTTGGGCAAATCACCGTTGGTTGGGAAAAAGAGCCAAAGGATTTACACAAAGCAATGGGTATGTTACAAATTGCAAGTACGATGCTAGCGAGGGCAAAACAATGATTGGACTTGATGCACTTTTATCGGTTGGTGGAAAACTTATAGACAAGTTAATACCGGATTCAGAAGCCAAAGCCAAGGCGCAACTTGAACTGTCAAAGATGGCGCAAGATGGCGAGTTGGCAAAAATGGCCAATGACACGAAGTTATTTGAAATAGAGCAAACAGCCGTTACAGACCGCTGGACAGCAGACATGGGGTCTGACTCTTGGCTGTCTAAAAATATTCGCCCTATGGCCCTTATAGCCATCTTTGTGGCCTATTTTGTGTTCACCATGATGTCTGCCTTTGGACATAACGCGCAAGAATCCTATGTTCAATTGCTTGGCCAGTGGGGTCAGATTATTTTCTTGGCTTACTTTGGTGGCCGTACAGTTGAAAAACTGGCAGACATGAAGGGTAAAAAATGACAGAACACTTCACGCTAGAAGAACTTACCCACACCGACCACAGAACCTTGGATAACACCCCAAATGAAACTGAACTTGCAAACATTCAAAGATTGGCTGAATTCCTTGAGGCAGTCAAAACCGTTCTTGGTGGTAAACCAATTATGGTTAACAGTGCGTTCAGGTCTAAAGCGGTAAATGACGCGGTAGGCAGCAAAGACACATCACAGCACCGGATTGGTTGTGCGGCTGATATTCGAGTGCCAGGCATGACCCCAGACCAAGTTGTGAGGGCTATCATCGCGTCTGATTTACCTTACCATCAAGTTATCAGAGAATTTTCAGACCCAATAAAAGGTGGCGGTTGGACGCACGTTAGTATTACTAACAAACCAAATGAAACGCCTAAAAAGCAGGCGCTGATTATTGACAAACAAGGAACTAGGCTATTCGCGTAAGTGCCGCGGTGGTCAGGTCTAGCAATTCGTGTTCGCTGATGCCGTAGTGTTTTTCAAATCCTTTGTGGCCAAGCCCATGAACGCCTTTGTTACCTCGGTGATGCTCTGGGCATAAACCAATAACAGGGGCGTTGTCTCGTTTACCGCCAAATCTGCGGATGTGGTGGATTTCACAAGGCGTTTGTCCAAAGGCAAGATATCGGCACAAAATGCACCCAAGTGATGCAACTTGTTCATAGTGTTTCTTTGTAATATTTTTCATCAAATGGATAAAGTTCAGATTGAGCAACAGAGTAAAATTCACCCCGACCAACATTTCTTAGGTTATCAGGATGAAGAAACCTTGCTCGCCCAATCCATCCGACAAGCCGAATATGAGATGCGTGAATTTCTGTTAAGACAAAAATTGCGGCTGGCTTGGCGACAGAACCTCGCACAGCATTGAGATTACCGCCTACGGTTGTTGTGCTTTTAACCTCCAGTGGCCTGCCATCTCTCAAGGTTAAATCGGCGCCAAACTTTCTAAAATTACAATTGAAATCAAAGTTTAGATTAAGTGTTTTGGCCACAGCATATTCAGTAATAACCCCATCAACACACATTTGAACAGGGTCTTTGCTGGTGTCTTGTCTGCCTTCAGAAACATTTTGTGCTGTTATTTTGTGGCGCATTTGGCCAATAAACTGGCAAATCTCATATTCTGTTTTTGTTAAATAGATATTGATGTATCTTTTATTGTGGTTCATAAAACGACCACTTCTTTGGCTTTGCTCTGGATGCGTTGACGGGTTTTGATAATCATTTTTTCGTACTGGCTGCGGGGGATGCTTCGCCTTTGCAAATCGTGGTATTCGAAAACTTCGCGCAAAGCATTTATTCCCGTTCCTGATAGTCCCATCCGCATAGTGCTTTGATAACGCAATGCGGCTTGTTCTAGGGCCTCTTGTGCGGCTTTGCAATAGGGCAAGGCTTCTGGCCCGATGCCTTCTATTGCCATGACCTCACAAATGTTCATCATGTCGGTCAATTCTTGCCAATCCTGAAGTGTTCCTAGACCCCTTGTCATTGCATCGAGCGAGGCCAGTTCAGTCATTCGCAGTTTATCCAATATATGTTCTTGGGTAATGCCAGCGCCAGTAATGGCATGATGGATAACATCCAAAAGTTTCCAATGCTTGCGTTTAGTCTGCTTTTTCATTTCATTAAACCCCGAACAAATTGGGCAAATGACTGAGCCGTATCACCAAATGGCTTCATTTTTTCAAATTCTTTGGCCACTTCTTCTAGCGTTTTATTGCGTACTGGACAATTACGGCCTTGATTGCAATCGTATGTACAACAATCCATTCCACTAGATTTAAGTTTGTTTTCGCGCTCAATACGTTCAAATTCAAAATCTTCATCTGATTTCATAATTTCACCTGTAAAGAAATTGGGACATAAATGCAGGCTCTGTCTTTGGAATTCTTGACATTCACAAAGTACTGAGCATTAGCAACCTGATAGCGTTTGCAGTTTTCGCATTTGGCATCAGGTCTGTTTGGCAGACAAGCAACAATTTTTCCCATCATGTTGTTGCCCTGCCTTCTGCGCGGTTGGAAGACTCTAAACTGCGCCAGACAGCGATTTTTGCCTCTGCCGCTACCATGAGCCATCTAAGGCGTTCAGACTCTGCTACAGCCGTTTCTAGGGCTTTTAAATGGGCTTTGTATTCAGGGTGGGAATAGGCAAAGGTTTCTTTGGCTGATTCTGTCTTTTCCCTACTGGCTGCCATGAGCATGGCTTTAATTGTTTTGCGGTATTCGGTCATATAAACCACGTTGGCCTTGGCTTGGGCGTAGCCAGGCGCGTTGTCGCGAATGAAATCAAGTGCTTTAAATGGTGAAATATCTTCCATTTCACAACTCCTGAATGGTTACGCGGTAGGCTTTGCCCTGCATATCCACAATGTCAATTGTTTTGACAGTAGAGTTAAATACGCCATCAAAGTCAAGGTCCAGTTTGATGCGACCCACCTTGTCAAGCAGGTTTTCTTGGTCAAACTGCATTAGTGACTTTTGAACAATGTTTGCGATGTAATCGCAGTATGAGAGTTTGAATGATTGCTTCATCATGTTTTCCTTTTAATGTCTTGTATTTGCTTGCGGATATGGTCTGGCATGGGCGCAGCCTTTTTGCTATCAGCGGCAATCTTGGCCAATGCAGGGTCAATAGTTGGTCTGGGTTTTAAATCAGGAATGTCAGCGCCATCCCATCTTTGCTGATTAAGATAAACCTTGGGTGCTGGTATCCATGCACCGCTATCTTTTAACCATTGCTCTGTGGTGGCCATCCATTGAACGTGTTTTAAGATGGTTTGTTTTTGGCTGAAGTAATAAGATTCAACCCATTTTTTCTTACAGGCAGTCTTTTCACCTTTACGAACGCATTTAGGGTAGGCCGCCCAAAATTCTTCAAAGCCTTCGTCAGTTAAAGACTTTGCTTGTGGTTGTTCAAATCCAAATAAATCCATTGTCTTATCCTTTTCTTTTAGCCATAGATTCTCCAAGGGTGGATAGATGGCTGTTCTATCCTTACCTCTCCATACTCTTAATGATTAAATACCTAAAGAGTACCAAGTGCGCTTGACGAGTTAATTCTCTTATACATCTGGCCTTGTTCCACCGTTGTACCAAATGCTTTACCAGTCGCTCAACTAACGCTGGTCGGCAAACAGGGGGTGTGTCCTGATGTCGGTGTTTTCTTCCAAGCCATCCATGCAGATGCACTACTTTCGTGTGGAGTACGGAAGCAATGAGATGAACGTAAAAAAGCCACTTAGCTCTACCCTCGGTGAGAACCCTAGAGCAAAAACCAAGGGCGAGAGTAGAATTAAGTGGCTTCAATTGGTCGCTTCTCACGGCAACGATTAAATTATAAACACAGAAAAAAATAGTTTGCAAGAGTTTTTACAAAACTTCCAAAATTATTTCTGCTGCGCCCCATTTGACCACTTGTTCACGAGTAACAGTTAAAACGTCTATTTGGCCATCATCTACAAATACTCCAGACTGGCACAAGGCGTCAAGGGTTGACTTAACCACATTGTCAATATCCCTAACCCTGCGGTCTGGCGGGTAAAGTTTGATTGTGACTGCCAAACGAGCCGTGCCCAACGATTGATGGCCAGAGCGCACAAAGGCCACCATAACCATATCTTTAAAGACTTTAGCCCTAGAAGTCAAAAACCGCCTAGACCCCTTAAAGCCCCAATATGTGTTCACACTAGGTGGAAAAGGTATCGTTAAATTTATTTTATTTTGTGTCATACATTGCCCAAAGTGTGTATAATACTTTCAGCACAATCGGTGCTATGTTCAAAAAAGGGAGTAAGTATGAGTAGAGTATATGACCAATGGCTAGACAGCCACAAACACGATTCAGACGAGTTCATGCACGAATTCGAGACGCGCACAGACCGCTATCTACAAACTGAATGGAATCCCAAAGACTACGAAAGATTCATGGATGCGTTATTTGACGCAGACCTTGAGGCGCGTAAAAAGGATTTAACTGAGGCCATTGCCAATGATGATGCCAAATGGCTCGGTCAAATCATTTTGCATTTAGTTTATGACTATTGCGAAGACAGGGCAAAACAGTTAGCAAAACAAGACATGGTGAAATTATGAAAACATTTAATGAATTACGAACAATCAATGTTGGCAAAAACATTGAGAAAAAAGGCAACCTGTCATACTTGTCATGGACATGGGCAGTAGATACATTGCTTCAAGAAGACCCAACAGCGCATTGGGAATTTCACGAGCCTAAAGCCTTTGGAGACACTTTGATGGTGTTTTGCACTGTTCACGCGGTAGGCAAATCAATGACGATGCACCTGCCAGTTATGGACAACCGCAACAACGCAGTTAAAAACCCTGATGCGCGTAAAGTATCAGATGCCATGATGCGATGCCTGGCTAAGTGCATTGCTTGTTTTGGAATCGGCTTGTACATTTATGCAGGCGAGGATGTGCCAAAAGAGGCGCAAGAAGAAGAACTGGACCAAATGTCAATGACAGATGCAATCATGGCATCACCAGACCTTGAGCAATTGCGTGAGGTTTATTTTGCAACTGTCAAACAAGCCAAAGGCAATCAAGACTTGCTGATTTTGTTAGAAGCGGCCAAAGATGCACGAAAAATGCAATTGACGGAGGCAGCATGAGCAACAAAATAATTTACACAATCCTTGTCTCATTACTTTCAATTTATTGGGTTTATGTTATTTACGCATGGGTGAGGTACTTTGTATGACTAGAACAGAACTTTTAGACCATTTTGCGACTTATGCCATGCAAGCCCAAATTGAAAAAATGGGTGTTACAAATATATTTGCCATATCTCATACTTCATACCGCATGGCCACAGAAATGCTAGAGCATCGAGAGCGTGTTTTGCGGGAATGGCAAAAAGAACAAGAGATGCAGCATAAACAGCAAAACTCTGACATTAAAGACCTTGATTTGCCAATCAGGTATAAGCGTTGCTTGGTATCAGAACAAATCTTGATGAAACAAGACCTGTGCAACTGGACAGAGCGCGAATTAAGGCGGATTCCAAATCTAGGCGTAAAAGGATTGCAATTTGTTAAAGAAGCAATGGTCTTGCATGGATTGAAATTTAAGGGGCAAGAATGATTGATTCATTAACCTACATTGACCAACCTTACATTAACTTAGAACAAGGCTCAGATGCGTGGAAGTTAGCCAGGCTTGGCCATGTGACCGCAAGCAACATTGCCGAGGTAATGAGCAAGGGCAAAGGAACTGCGGAAGCGGTCGGGCGCTACAAATACAAGGTCAAACTGGTGGCTGAGAGGCTTACAGGCGCGGCTGGCGAGTCCTACACCAATACGGCAATGCAATGGGGCATTGAGCAAGAGCAATTCGCTTGCATTGAATATGAATCGGCAACTAATCAGTTTGTGGACAAAGTGGGATTTGTTCTACACCCTGAGATTCAATGGCTTGGTGTATCGCCTGACCGATATGTTGGCGGTCATGGACTCATTGAAGTCAAATGCCCCAACACAACCACGCATTTGGACTATTTGTTTGACAACAAAGTGCCATCAGAGTATTACAAACAAATCCAATGCCAACTGTGGGTAACTGGTCGCCAATGGTGTGACTTCGTTTCCTACGACCCCAGACTGCCCAAACGCAATCAATTACTGATTG